GTAGTTTGTTTTCGTATGTATCTTCGAATACTAAATCTAAGAACCCCATCATATATACATTATGTGATTCTAATGCCTTAGAGTATATTGGTAATTCGATAGCCACCAATTTCATATGACGGGTATTGAAGTAATCCAAACGATTCTTTGTAACGAAGTTTAAGATATTGATTCCATCTTCTAAGAACTCTTCCATCTGAGATGGGTTACTGAATTCTACAGATGTTTGGTCTCTCATCTTTTTATACTCAACAACCATACTTTCGTATAACATCTTACCTAAATCTAACTCACCAGCTTCTTTAGGAGATTTGTTATACAGTACATCTAACCACTCTTGTAGTGTTTCATGCATCGCAGTCCCAAATACAAGATGTATGGATGGGTCGAATGTTCGGAGTCCATCCATATAGTTCAACTTCCATTGATGAGGACAGTTGGCATACATTGTATATTGGGAATACGATACTTTTTTATCAGTAGGTTGTGGTTCTCTTACCCCAAGTCTAAAGACATTATTTATCTTTGTGTCTTTCATATAGTTATATCTATTATTACAGTACTAATATACGAAAAATTATTCAATATACCAAATTTTAATGTTATTAAATTGTTAAGTTTTTGGAGTATATAAATTATACTTTAAGGTTAACTCATCACCTTCTTTGATGTCTACTAAAGTTCTAATGTGGTAGTTACCACTTTTCTGTACATCTATTTTTAAGTTAGGAGTTTCATTATGATTGATAAACCCACCCAATGGTGTTCGAATGAATCCATTTTCTGATGCAATATCAATAATATGTGTTAATCCTAAATCTGTATCAGATTTAATATCTTCTACTGCGAATAAACCCAATCCTTCAATCCCAGATTGTTTGATTGTTACTTCCTTTGGAAGTGGTCTATAAGTCATACGACTACTTCGCCCATTTTTTACGTTGTACAATCTGAGAGATAATTCCATATACTGATAAATCTTCATAAGTATCTTGAATGTTCTCACCAACCTCATCTGGTTGTCCTAATACAACTAATTGTTTTAATCTCTGAATCTTATCATTCTTTCTGAACCATAACCCAACTAAAGATAATTTTATATCTTCATCTGATTCTAAGTTTGTTCCAACTGAGATGTTACCCGGCCCATAGTTACGTTGTTTCTTACAAAACGTTTCATACATCTCATCTAATATCTTTTGGAACTCCTTAGTAGTTTCAGGATATAATCTTTCACAATATTGAATTGCATCTTCTTCTTTAGTTTCTTTTATAGTACGTTCACCTCTGTGAATTACTTTTGTTTTTGCTTCTTTTAATATTTCTGCCATAGTTTAATTTTGGTATGTTAATACTTCTCTATCTACTGAACCTTTTAATCTTTCAATATCCTCTTTTAATTCCCTTACACTTTCAAACACATCACCAATTGGTTTTTTAGCATGTCTTAAAAAATTACCCTCAATATCATAATCAACAACATATATTCCATATGTAGATAATCCTGATGGGTTTTCTTTTTTTATAATCCTATAGCTCCAATATGATAACTCTGGACTGTTTGAGTATCTAAAATTAGGAAATGGTATTTTTAATTGTATCATTTTAATAATTTTTTAGCTTCTTTATCGGTTAATCCGTACTTAGTTAGTATGTTGATAACATCATCTTTAGATAATATCTCTAAATAATCAGTTACCTCTCTTTGAGATACACCATACCACTTCGATAGATATTCTAATACTTCTTTGTTATACTTACTCGATTTACTACCTTTGATGTACTTATCAAACGTTTTCTGTTTTGGTAAGAAATCTAAATATACTTTATAAACATCTCTAGCTGATAAGAATCCGATTGTGTATTTCTGTAATATATTTACAATTGGTAACAAACCCATATTCATACTCAACCATCTATTAATGATAAAAGGTGAGAAAGATTTCTTGTCCATATCGGATAGAGATGCCCAAGATTCTTTCTTCTCCTTTATACCACTCAGATGTTGAAAGATAGATTTAGCTTTCACAGTATTTTCTGATTTTTTAGCCATTAAGGTAATAATTCTTTAGGTAAAAATTGCTCTGATACATTACCACACTCTGCACATCTAACTACAGGAATAGGTAACATTGATTTCTGCCCATTAGGAGCTTGAACTGCAGGTACTATTTTATACATAGTTACTTCTTCAAAGAAGATACCATCACATTCTTCACATCTGATAGTATCCAACTTAGTTGGGTCTAATTTCATTTGTGCTTGAGGTGGTCCTTGCTTAGAACCACCCATTCCTACTACTTTACCTTTTGCCATAATTACTTACTTTCTTCTACAGATACTTTTCTGTATTCAGTTACTAATTTCTTAACTTCTCCAATAGCTTTTCTTGCTCTACCTTTAGCAGCTTTAGTTGTACCATTGTGTTCTGTTTCAAATTCTACAAATAATTCTTTTATTTGTTCGAATAATTCATTTGCTGTTGCCATAATTTACTTTTTTTATATTAATTATTGTTTTATATCGATTATTATTTCTAGCATCATCGCCATAATATTAATCTCTTTATCTACTACAGATGCATCTTTATACTGTCCATCTGCAATCTTCAGTATGGTGTTACCCACTTTTCCATTTGCGTAATCATCTACATTATCATACAGAAATCTGTAGAATGGTGTAAAATCTTTAACCTTTGAATCAGCTACAATCTTTCTAACAGATGTAAAGGTATCCTTTACACCCCCATCGGATTTAAGTAGTGTTAGTACTTCATCCATATAGTTTGCTTGAATCGTTGATGCTTTATCAATCATTAATTCACCCTTAATAACCTGTCGTTGTCCTGCGTTTAGAACTCTACGAATATCAGGATATCCACTATTTACTAATATTGCTAAATCACTCATTTCGTATTTAACTTCTTCAGCATCTAAGATATCTTTTAATCTCATAGCCACCTCTTTTTTAGATGGTGGTGTAATTCCAAATGTTTGACATCTACTTTGTATAGGGTCAATCACTTTCTCAACATAATTACACGTTAAAATAAAACGAGTAGTTTTTGAGAATGTTTCCATCAAATTACGAAGTGCTGCTTGTGCATTAGGTGTTAAGTAATCAGATTCATCTAATATAACCACTTTCCACTTACGGAATCCCATAGAAGATGCGAACCCTCTAATCTTATCCCTAACTGCATCTACTGAGTTTTCATCAGATGCGTTTATGTACATAACATCACAATCAATTTGATTTGTAATTATTTTAGCTAATGTGGTTTTACCCGTACCAGCTTGTCCATATAAGAGTAGATGAGGTACATCCTCATTCTCTATATAGATTTTTACTTTCTGTAAGATATGTTCATTACCAACATACCCTTCTAATGTATCGGGTCTGTACTTCTCAACCCACAATGTATTTTCTGTATTATTATTCATTATCTTCCGACTTCTTTTAAATAGTTATCTTTCATTTGTTCCCAACTCATACCAATAGCATCGATGTAAAATAAGTGCTCTGGTTTTAATCTACCTTCTGAATGTAGTTTAGTGTATCTTTTGATAGCTTTCTTCTTCCACCATCGATTGATGTAATCAACACCTTCAGTAAACTTCTTTTTCATCACCAACTCATCCTCTTCAATCTCCTTACGAAGATACTCAGGTCCATTCTCATACATCATAGCGAGATATACACCTCTTTTAAAACCATGATGATACTCTGATTGTTTGATACCACATTCTTTGAATATCTGTCCAAGAATCTTTTGTTTGATACCACTCACAGGCCCACTTGCTACACCCATACTCTTACCATTACGGATTCTTTCATTCGTAATCGCAGTTTCGTACCACTCTGCTCTGTTTTCTTTAATCCATTGATGCCAAGGTTCATAGAACTTATCATCAGGTTTCAAAGATATTTTACCAGCGGATTCTCCGAGTGTTTTGAAATGTGGAATACCATTGTACTGAGAATGTATTCCATATAACGATGTTGTACCAACTGCGATTAGAGTTTGTCCATACTTTTCTTTCCAAAGGTTTCTAACTTCAGGAACAGTAGTCATCATCGCTACTAACTTACCACCTAAGAAATTATATCCTAATGGTTGAGTACATACGATTGTAGATGCTATTGTAGTATGATTCAGTTTTCCATCAAC